ATTTAGAGTCATCTCTTACAGATGTTTCAGATAAAACAGACAATCTTGAAACAATTATAGAAGATTATAAAGATGAATTATCGGGAGATATTCAATTAGCAGTAGATGATTTTAATCAAATGAAAGAAGGCTATGTGCTTGATGTCAAATTAACAAGAGAGGTATACTAAAATGGCAGATGTAACATTTCATAATGTAACTAAAATAGAAGTTCTTGAAAGAAAAGACCATAAAGGTTTTTCAGTTAGGGATTTAGTCATTCATAATGATGAATATAATTATGAATTAGGTAGAAGAATTGCTACCAAAACAGAAATTAATTTATTTCTTGATAGTAAAGAGGCAGGTAAATTAGTTTATAATAATAAATATAAATAGGAGATAAATATGAGTAAAATTGTATATGGAAAAAGAGATACTGCAACTGTAGTATCAATAGAAAAAGCACCACATAGTATTCAAAGTCTTTGGACTAGAGCAAATACTTTAGGTGTTAATATAATGAGAGTGAGGGCTAATAAAAGAAGATATGATATACAAACAGGAGAAACCTTTTTAGGTTATCATGGTGGTAAAGTATCTATTTATAGTCAGAAAGATAATCCAAGCAGACCATTATACTTTGTAAGACCTACACCACTTGGTAAGGACAACAAAGGTATGCAGATACTTGAAGTAGCTGATAATATTGATGTGCAAGACACTTTCAATAAATTAGCAAGATACGAATATTTTATGACTAATAGTTTATTTGCAAGAATAACATTATTATTTAGAAGAGTATTTGGGTAATCTGAAAAGACAGTAAAGCATAAAAGATTAAATTCTAAAATGTAGTCTTGAAGATATTGGTGCTGGGCATCACCCACAAGAAGCAAAAAAACTGCCTTGTAATCCATGTTATGTAAATCAACAGTCATGAGTTGTTTCAATACATGAACTCGTATTAACATGGATTATTTTTATTAACAGCTATTATAAAGGAGATATATTATGGCAAAACAAATGAGAATATGCGACCAAGATTTAATTATAAATAAGGTCATGAAAGAAATACAACATCAGCGTAGTGAAGCTATTGAGAAAGACATTAAAAGTCAACCTGAATGGAAAGCATTTACTAAAAGAAATGAAGCACATCAAAAGCTTTATGATAAAATAGATAATCTTAAAAAAGATTTAAGAGAGTTAAGAGACCAATTAGATGCAGATGTAGATAATTTTAATAACTCACAAGGTTATGATAATTATCAACAAGGCATGAAATATGACAGTTATAGTTCAACGAGACCAGAATTATCTGTTAAAACTGACGGAGCAGTTTATCAATTAAGAGATGAAATTACTACAGAAGTTAGATTTGCAGGTATGTCAGGAGACTTTAATCCTAAAGAAATGATTGCAGAATTAGTTAGAAAATTTGCATAAGGAGATATTATGAGTAGAGAAAATATAAGACACGAAGGACTATGGAGAGTTAAAATAGTTAGACACTATGAAGCTATTGTAGAAGTAGACGCTGAAAGTAAATTTGAAGCTGAGAGATATGCAAGGCAAGATGAAAATCAAAATATTGCAAATCATAATGAAGATTACTTTTTTAGATTTGATGATATAGAACATAGTCATGAGGCTACATTACATGAAAGTTATGAGGGAGATGAATAATGACACATAATGAATTAAGAAAAGGAATGAGGGTTCAGCTAACACCTATACCTACTATTTCAAATTTACCTAGATTTGCTACTGTTATGGACAACATGAAAGGTATAACTAGAATGGTGCATATAGAAGAAAAGAATGGGTATTTTGGAGATATGGGAAGCGTATATGTAAATGAAATAGAATATGTTTTATTTGATAATGATATGCCTGAACCTATAGAAGTATCGGAAGCACACCAAAAGAAACTAGACGGCTTACTTAAAATACATTGGGGGTAAATATGTATATAGATATAAGTGAAGATTTAAAACGAGAGATTGATGATAGAGTAGAAAATGCTACAATATATAATGGAGATATATATAGACTTACTGAAACTAAAGAAGGTAAGTATGGTAATCATGGAGATATTATCAAGTATATTGATGAAGAAGTAAATACTTTAGACGATATAAAAGTTGTTTTAAAGGCTTTGATAAATGGTTTAAACAGGGTGGCATAATATGTCATACAAACTATTAACAACAAACAATCCAAAGACTATAAAAGGTTTCAAGAAGTATAACAATATACTTACAGCTATCATGCACTTGCGACCTATTAGTACAAAGATATGTCCGTATCAAGATATAGCATCTTGTAAGACTGCGTGTCTTAACACAGCAGGAAGAGGTGGTATTTTTAAGAAGGGAGAAAATACCAATAGAATACAAGATGCTAGACAGCGTAGGACTGATATGTTTTTAGAAGACTATGATAACTTCATGGAATTATTACATACAGAAATGACAAGGTTTATAAACTATTGCAACAAAAAGAATATAACACCTGCATTTAGATTGAATGGTACAAGTGATATACAATGGGAGAACAAACTATACAAAGGTAAGACTATGTTTGAACACTTCCCAGATATACAGTTTTATGACTACACCAAGATACCTACAAGAAAAGTATCACATATCAAGAACTATCATTTGACTTGGAGTTATTCAGAAGCTAATGACAAGTATGCTAAATGGTATGACAAGATTGCATACAACATAGCAGTAGTATTCAATGGTGCTTTCCCTATCTATTTCAAGGGTAGGGAAGTGGTCAATGGAGATGAAACAGACTTAAGATTTCTAGACAAAGACAATGTTATTGTCGGTCTGAAAGCAAAAGGTAAAGCTAGACATGATATGTCAGGCTTTGTAATACATGTATAATATAAGGAGATACTATGAATAAAGAAATAAAAACATTACTAGAAGATTGTAAAGATACACTTGAACACATTGTAGCAAGTGAGGAATGGGAAAGTTTACAAGAGGGTTCTAGTGCTAAAGAACTAATCAAAGAAATAGATAAGGTAATATAAGGAGATAATATGAAAGTATTTAAAGTATATACAAAATGGAAAGGTTATTCTGAAATAGAAGTAGAAGCTAGTTCACTTAAAGAAGCAGGAGAAAAAGTTTTAACAGGTGGCTATGACCTAACTAAAGAAGCCTGTACAGGTGGAGACCTTGAATATGGTTTTGAAGATGAAGAAATTTTAGAAATAAAGGAGATAACAAATGAAACTTAAACAAGTATTAGAAATAGAAAAAGTATTAGGTAAAACAATACCTATTGACATGGCAGAGAAATGGGTGTATTATAGCAATAATCGTGAGATTGATATGGATATTATGGAAATAGATATAATCCATGCGATTAGAATTATAAGAAAATATTATGGAGAAAGGATTGATGAGCAACCAACACAATGAAAAAGAATTTGAAAAGATAATGCAAGAGGTAAAACAGTTAGACGAAGAGGGTAAACTTGAATCATATATATATACTGTGTGTAAAGTTTATGGATTGCATGAAGATGATGATAGAGATGATATACTATTTTTTATTGCAGAAGATTTATATGAACAAGGGAGGATAACAATATGAAAGGAATATTAATAAATCCATTTGATGAAACAATCAAAGAGGTAAACATACTAGGAAATATAGAGGACATATATCTGTTGACAGAGTGTACTACATTTGATATTGTAGCACTATCAGATAAAGATGATTTATATGTTGATGATGAAGGACTGTTAAAAGATAACAGATACTTTACTATCTATGGTAAACCTTTAGCAGGTAGAGGTCTTATCATGGGGCATGATGATGAAGGTAATAGTATATCTACAACTTTATCTTTACAAGAGATAGAAGATGTGGTACAATGGTTGCCAGAAGGACATAGAGAAACACCTTATATGGAATTTAAAGTATTAGAATGAACACAAAAGAATTAAAAAAATTAAGAAAAAAAATAAAACCTATACAAGTTGAATGGTTGAGGGAACTATTACCTGAAGACCAAGCCAATACTATTACTGTTGATAATGTGGAGGGTTTATTACCTGAACAAACTCATATGTTTGGTGGAGGGCAGTTGCATTTGTCATACATGACAGATAAATGGATAATGAAACAACTAAAAAAATATCCAAACATTAAAACTTATAAAGAACTAAAGGAGAAAACAGGTGGATGAATATAAAATAAAAGTAATTATTAATGGTAAAGAAGATATACTAAAAACATATTGTAATCATATAGTATCTGCTATTGATACTATGATAAACATAGATAGTATTGAGGATATATTATACATAACTAGAACTAAAGATTCTAAAGAATGGAGTCTTTCAAATGTTAATATAAAAGAATTAAGAGATTTAAGAAATGAAATAGATGAAACTCTTTTAGTTCAAACATTAAATACTTTATAAACTATTTAACTAAGGAGATAAAAAAATGAATAAATTAAAAAATATATTTTGTATAAAAGATTTTAATTATATAGGAATTATCATAGCATTATTAATTGCTTTAGTTTCTAACAACTTTTACTTAAAAAATAAACAAGATGAAAGATGTTGGAATATGGTAAAAGAAATAGCAAATAGTAGTACAGAGATATAATATGGCATTAAGAACAAAAGTAATACAAAGTATAGAGCATATTAAAAAAGTTACATCACAAGGCACAGGAGGTCGTTCTAGAGGTGTTAAAATATCAACAGCTCATATGAACAAACATAAACGAAGAAGTTATAAAGCATATAGAGGACAAGGAAGATGAAAGTAAAACATTTAAAAACTAAAACAACAATAGAACTAACACCCGAAGAACTACATGATTGGATTATAAAAGTTAATCAAGTTGATAGTATGCTAGATAATATTTCAGAAACAAAAGATTTATATTTATCTGATATACTTAATTTAGATGAACTTAAATGGAAAATGACTAGACTATTTAATTTAACTTGGAATAGTAATACACATAGATATACTAAAGGAGATAGATAATGACACATGATTTATTAATGAAAATATCTATGTTAGGTATGTTAATTTGTATATGGTTTTTATACTTATTAAAGTAAGGAAAAAAAATGAAAGCAACAATGACTAAAGAAGAATACAGAGAATTTACTACAAGTGTAGATTGGTTACAACAAGAACATAATATAAACATTCCTTATATTGTTGAAGAAGTTAAAGGAAAATTTGTAATAGAATTATTAGAAAATATTGATGTAAGAAAATTAGATAATCTTTTAGAAAACACTTGACAACAGAACAGAATGCTGATACAATTTATGGATGGCGAACAAACGAGCAACCGAACTAGCCCTCTATCTCCATGTATTAGTAGGTTTGGTTCTTACCACAACTCCGAGAGTAGTTGGCTCATAACTCTCTTTTTATTAACTTAATATCATAAGGAGGAAAATATGATAGTAAATGGAACTGCGTATTGGGCAAGTATTAAGACACCTAATACGACTTTTGAACCTATGTATACAGTTAACTTAGTTGTTGACCAAGCGACAGCAGATGACTTTGCAGGTCGTGGACATACAGTAAAGCAAATGGATGAAGGTCCTGCTTTGGTTATCAAGCGTAAGGTAAATGGTCCTAACGGAATGGTTAGGAATGCACCTAGATTGATTGACCAAAACAAGCAAGACATTAACCTTGCTGTAGGTAATGGCTCTCAAGTTAGAGTTCAATGTAGTGAATATGAATGGGAGTATGCAGGTAAGTCTGGTAAAAGTCTTGACCTTCAAGCTGTCCAAGTCATTGAGCTTATTGAATACAAAGCTGAAGACGGGTCAGAATTTTTTGATGATAACGAGGAGTTTTAATTATGATTATTACCATCAAGAATGATAGTGGCGAAACAGTTTATGATGTTTCAAAGATAGAAAATAGTGATTCCAGAATGAATGCTAGTGTTAGTATAAACAAAATGGGAACATTAAATACTTTAACTGAAGCATTAAACTATGCCACACAAGGACATCAAGGTAATCTTGAAACATTACTATCTGATTGTCCTGAAGCTATAGTTGAAACACCAACAGAAGACGGTGGACCAACTATTAAGGAAGAGGAAGCTTCAACCGAAGAAGACTCTTAATTATAACGAGGTGTCCTAAAACTATGGATGGGACTTAAAGGAACAATCCAAATACAACGCCTCATTTTTATAGGAGATAGAATTGAATACACAATTTGTTAAACATAAATTACCATGTCCTAAGTGTGATAGTAGTGATGCTGTTTCACTTAATAGCAATGGCTCTGCAAAATGTTTTAGCTGTAATGCTTTTATTCCAGACTATGACAATGCAGATACTATGAGTACAAATACTAATACTATTGTACCCATGAAACAACCTGAAACTTCTTTTCTTAATTCATATACAGGAATATATGGAGCTTTAACTGATAGAAATATATCAGAAGCTACAGCTAAAAAGTATGGAGTTAAGATAGTTAAAGACCACAATAGTCAAGTTAAACAACATATCTATCCATTTTATAATGGTAGTGAAATAGTTGCAACCAAGACTAGATATGTAGATAATAAAAACTTTTCATGTAATGGTACATTTCAAGGAACAGGATTGTTTGGAGAACAACTGTATCGTAATAAAGGTGGTAAGTATTTAACTATAACTGAAGGCGAGTGTGATGCTATGGCAGTTTATGAATTGATGCAAGGTAAATCTAGTGTTGTATCAATCAAACGAGGTGCATCATCTGCTGTTAAAGATATACGAGAAAGCATTGAGTTTGTAGAAAGCTTTGATAATGTAGTCTTGTGTTTTGATAATGACAAAGCAGGTATAGAAGCTGCGAGGCAAGTAGCAAGAATACTTAAACCAAGTAAAGCTAAAATAATAAACTTACCAAATGGATATAAAGATGCTAATGAAATGTTAGCTAAGAAAAAGTTCCAAGAGTTTTCAACAGCATGGTGGGAAGCTAAGACTTATACACCTTCTGGAATTATGGAATTATCTAGTAAGAAAAATGACTGGCTCAATCGAGAAGTAAAAGAAAGTATTGCATATCCTTGGGAAGGATTGAACAAGAAGTTATATGGTATGCGTAAAGGAGAACTTGTTACTCTTACAGGTGGTACAGGTCTTGGTAAGTCTAGTGTAACTAGAGAACTAGAACATCATCTTATTAAAAATACAGATGATAATGTAGGTATCATAGCACTAGAAGAGAATTGGTTAAGAACTGCTGACGGAATTGTATCTATTGAAGCTAACGATAGAATATATTTATCAGAGAAACGAAGTAAATATACTGATGAAGAACTGCACACTTTATTTGATAATGCAATACAAGAAGGTAGAGTATTTATTCATGCACATTTAGGAGCAACCGACATAGATGAAATCTTTTCTAAATTAAGATATATCATTGTAGGATGTGAATGTGATTGGGTAGTAGTAGACCACTTACATATGCTTGTCAATGTATTATCTGAAGGAGATGAACGCAGAGGTATTGATATGCTTATGAATAGATTGCGTAGTCTTGTAGAAGAAACAGGAGTAGGTATGATATTAGTATCACATTTAAGAAGAGCAGCAGGAGATAGAGGACACGAGAAAGGTATTGAAGTTTCACTATCACATCTTAAAGGCTCACAAGGTATTGCACAACTATCAGATTGTGTAATAGCATTAGAAAGAAATCAACAGGCAGAAAATCCTGATGAAGCTAATATAACTAAAGTCAGAGTCTTGAAGTCAAGATATACTGGAGATACAGGAATGGCTTGTCATTTAAAATATGATACTGAAACAGGTAGACTACACGAAGTATCAGAGGAGGACACATTTAATAATGAAGATGATTTTTGATATAGAAACAGATGACTTACATGCAACTAAAGTATGGTGTATTGTAGTCAAAGAAATAGAAGGAGACTTTTATAAGTTTGGACCTGATGAACTTGATGATGCTCTTAAACTATTATCAAGTGCTGATACTTTAATAGGACATAATATAATAGGTTTTGATTTATCAGTATTAAAAAGATTATATGATTTTGAATACTCTGGTAATGTAATAGATACATTAGTTATGTCTAGATTATACAATCCTGTTAGAGAGAATGGACATAGTCTTAAAACTTGGGGTTATAGATTAGGTGTTCCTAAACAAGAACAACCAGAGTTTGATAACTATACACCAGAGATGTTAGATTATTGTCAACAAGATGTTAAACTTAATGAAGCAGTTTATCATTATCTAATTAAAGAAGGTGCAGGATTTAGTAAACAATCTTTTGATTTAGAACAATTAACTGCTACTATTATGTCTGAACAAGAAAAGACTGGATTTTATTTTGATAGTAAACAGGCTATGACTTTGTTAGCAAAACTAAAACAAAACATGGCAGATGTAGAAGATGAAGTACAGAAAACATTTAAACCTAAATGGGTAGATGATAAGTTAGTTACACCTTATATAAAGAAAGACGGGACATTATCTAAGCGTGGACTTACTGATGAAGAGTATGAATCTATACAAAAGTCAGACCATACTCAATCGTTTATGAGACAGAAGTTAGTTGAATTTAATCTTGGTAGTCGTAAACAAATAGGAGAATATCTTATTGACTTTGGTTGGAAACCTGAAAGGTTTACTCCTACAGGACAACCTATTGTAGATGAAGCTACACTTAAAAAGATAACACATATTAAAGAAGCTAAACTTATAGCTGACTTTTTATTATATCAAAAGCGTATAGCTCAAGTATCATCATGGATAGATGAACTAAAAGAAGATAGAGTTCATGGTAGTGTAATACCTAATGGAACTATTACAGGTAGAATGACACACAGAAATCCTAACATGGCTCAAGTTCCTAATATACATAGTCCTTTTGGTAAAGAATGTAGGGCTTGTTGGACAGTACCAGAGGGATATAAACTTGTAGGTATAGATGCTAGTGGTCTTGAACTTAGAATGTTAGCTCATTATATGAATGATGCTAATTATATTGAAGAAGTAATTAATGGAGATATACATTCTACTAATCAAGAACTTGCAGGTCTACAGACTAGAGACCAAGCCAAGACATTTATATATGCATTAGTTTATGGTGCAGGAGATGCAAAGATAGGTAGTATTATTAATGGAGATATAAAGAAAGGTAAAGCCTTAAAACAAAGGTTCTTTACTAACTTACCAGCTCTAAAGAAACTACGAGATAGAGTACAACAAGCTGCTAATAGAGGATTCTTAAAAGGTATTGACGGTAGAAAGATTTATGTAAGAAGTCAACATGCTGCTCTTAATACTTTACTACAAGGTAGTGGTGCTATTGTTATGAAACAAGCTATGATAAACTTATATCAGTTAATAAAACTTAATACACTTGATGCTATGTTTGTAGCTAACATACATGATGAATGGCAACTACAAGTTAAAGAATCTCAAGCAGATTCTGTAGGTAGGTTAGGTGTGGAGTGTATAGAAAAAGTAACACAACAATTTAGAATGAGATGTAATTTAACAGGAGAATATAAAATAGGAGGTAACTGGAGTGAAACGCACTAAAGAACATTCAACAAATAGAAAGGGAGACCTTGCAGAATTTTATGCTGTCACTTGGCTATGGGATAATGGCTATGAAGTATTTAAAAACTGTGGGTGTGACGGGTTTATTGATTTAGTAACTCGGGACCCTAAAGGAAATATAAAATTAATAGATGTAAAAACTGCAAGAAGAGATTATAGAACTGAAGATTCTTATACATCAAGAACAACAAGAACTAAAAAACAAATAGAAGCTGATGTTCAGTATCTATTATTTCTTCCAGACACAAGAAAATTAAGGTGGGTAGAACATAATGACAAATAAAATTAACGAAATCATTGACAAATCTAAATTAGACAACTATAATAAGTTTACATCTGAATCAGGACATTGGTATACCCAAGAGGGAGAACCTATGTATACTCTAATAGGTGCTAATGGTAAAGAAAGAAACACCACATTAAGAGATGCAAAAAGTTTAGGACTTGTTCCTTCTGTAACTACTATACTAAGTATGGTTGCTAAACCTGCATTAGAAAATTGGAAACTTACACAAGCTATTACATCTGCTATTACTTTAAATAGAAAAGATAATGAATCATTAGATTCTTATATTTATAGATGTAAGTCTGATGCTAAAAGTATAGGATTAAATGCAGCTAAAGAAGGAACTAAAATTCATGGTCAAATAGAAACAGGATTTTTGGGTGGTAAGAAAACTAAACCTTACAAAATTATTAAGAAGTGGTTAGATGAAAACTTTACTGACCACGATTGGATTGCAGAAGATTCTTTCTGTGCACCTCAAGGTTATGGTGGTAAAATAGATTTATATTCTAATGATGTTTTCATAGACTTTAAAACTAAAGATAATCTTGAAGGCAAAGACCCTGCTAAATTAGTTTATGATGAACATGGTATGCAACTCTCGGCTTATGCTCAGGGTATGGGAATAGATTGTCCTACAAGAGTATCAATATTTATTGACAGAAAAGATACAAATATTATATTGTTTCACATATGGGATTTAGAATCACACGATAGGCATATAAAAATGTTTAATAGTATATTAAAGTATTGGCAACTTGTAAAAAATTATGAGTGGGATAATGCCTAGAAGAATACCAAGAAAACCTAGACCTAAAAAAGTTAATGTACCTAAAGGGTATGATAGTAAATGGGAATATGATATACATCAATCTGTTTTAAAAGATTGGAAACATCATAATGAACATATAGATTATATTGTTAAACATAAATATGAACCAGACTTTATAAAAGTTATTAATGGTCAAACAATATTACTAGAAGCTAAAGGTAGGTTTTGGGATTATGCTGAATATAGTAAATATGTTTGGATAAGAGAGGCTTTAACAGAAGAGGTAGGAGAATTTGAGTTAGTATTTTTATTTCAAAAACCTTATGCTCCAATGCCACAGGCTAAGAAAAGAAAAGACGGAACTAAAAGAACTCATGCAGAATGGGCAGAAACAAATAACTTCACATGGTATAGTGAAGAAACATTACCGGAGGAATGGAAATGAAATATAAATTTAATGAAGATAATATCATACCACAAATACAAAGATATGTAGATAAAACTTATGAGAAACATTATGCTTATGGAGATTACCAAGCAACAGATGTTATATTTGATAACGGACATGGAGAAGGATTTTGTATTGGTAATATTATAAAGTATGCTATGAGGTATGGAAAAAAGAACGGATATAACCAAGCAGACTTGCTAAAAATAATTCATTATGCTATAATGGCTATACATTTACAGGACATTCAAGATGATTGAAGATAAGATAGGAACTAAGCCTTACTTAGGAATTGAAATAGACTACAATAAAGAAAAAGAATTTGATAAATTTAGTCTAGATACTCTCAGAGATAGATATTTCTGGGAAGGAGAAACACATGCACAAGAAGCATTCGCAAGAGCCTCCGTCTTCGGAGCAACCTTCAAAGGTGAGACAGATTTTGAACTGGCTCAAAGACTTTACAACTACAGTTCCTCTCGTTGGTTCATGTTTAGCACTCCTATACTTAGTAACGGGGGAACCAGTCGTGGGCTTCCTATCTCTTGTTTCCTTAATTATGTTCCTGACAGTCGCCACGGTTTATCTAATCACTACGATGAGAACATATGGTTGGCAAGTTCAGGTGGAGGCATTGGTGGATATTGGGGCGATATTAGGAGCAACGGTATTTCTACTACTCATGGCAGTCGTTCTACTGGTTCAATTCCATTCATGCATGTGGTAGATTCTCAGATGTTAGCCTTTAATCAAGGTACAACTAGAAGAGGTTCTTATGCTGCATATATGGATGTAAGCCATCCAGAGATAGAAGAGTTTATAAATATGCGTAAAGAATCTGGTGGAGATATTAATCGTAAATGTCTTAACTTACATAATGGTATTAATATAACTAATGCATTTTTAGATGCAGTAAAAGATGATGAAGACTGGAGATTGATTGACCCTAAAACTCAAGAGGCTGTTAAGATTATAAATGCTAGAGATTTATGGTGGCAGATTATTCATGCAAGAGCAGAAACTGGAGAGCCTTACATGATAAACATAGATACTTGTAATAAAGCTTTACCTAAACAACAACAAGATTTAGGCTTATCAATTAGACAAAGTAATTTATGTTCTGAAATAACTTTACCAACTAATGAAGAAAGAACTGCAGTATGTTGTTTGTCTTCTGTAAACTTAGAACACTTTGATGCTTGGTCAAAAGATGATAACTTTATATTAGATTTAATAACAATGCTAGATAATGTAATAGAACATTATATAGAAAACGCAATAGATACATCACAACTAGGAGGATATAATGCAAATTTTAAACGCTTTCAAAACTATGTTAGAAAAGATAAAGAAGGATATACTAAGTCTGCCTATTCGGCATATAGAGAAAGGAGTCTCGGGTTGGGTGCAATGGGTTTTCATGCATATCTACAATCTAGGAACATACCTTTCGAGGGTATCTTTGCAACTGGTTTTAATCATAAAGCATTTACTTTTATTAAATCAAAAGCTATGGAAGCCAGTAAAGAATTGGCTAAAGAAAGGGGCGAAGCTCCTGATATCAATGGTTCAGGTAAGCGAAATGCTAATCTCCTTGCTGTTGCTCCTAATGCTAGTAGTGGTATTATATGTAGTGGCACTTCCCCTAGTATTGAGCCTTATAGGGCTAATTGCTACACTCATAAGACTTTATCAGGAAGCTATCAAGTTAAAAACAAATTTCTTGAAAAGATTTTAAAGTCTAAAGGTTTAAAAGTTAAAGAGCTAGAAAACATTTGGAAAGATATAGCAGGTAAAGATGGTTCAGTACAACACTTAGATATATTAACAGATAAAGAAAAAGAAATATTTAAAACAGCAAATGAAATAAATCAAATATGGGTAGTGGAACATGCATATCAAAGACAACAATTTATATGTCAAGCACAATCCGTAAACTTATTCTTTACTTTACCAAAAGCAACTGAAGACCAAGACAAGCATGATGAATACATGCAGTATGTTAATGATGTTCATTGGTATGGTATGAATAAACTAAAATCACTCTACTACTTTAGGTCTAACGCAGCTAGAAATGTAGAGAATGTAAACATTAAAGTTCCAAGAATCAAGTTAGATGATGTGGAATGTATAGCCTGTGAGGGATAACATGATAAAAGAAAAACTATATGATGCTTTGTATGATAAATACAAGGCTGAACAATCAGAAGCTTTATGCAATCTTCAAATGTATTTTAGAGAGGGTGTTGGTGTAGCTGACCATCCTAATACAGTAGAAACTGTAGCTAAATTATTTGAAGAATATGCAGAGGCAACAGAACACTTAGAAATATTAAAGGAGAATAGATATGAGTTTGTTGGGCAATAGAGATTATTATAAACCATTTGAATATCCATGGATGTTTGATTACTATGTATTACAAAATCAAATGCATTGGATGCCAGAGTCTGTACCATTACATACAGATGTAAAAGACTGGCAAGAACTTTCAGATAAAGAAAAGAATTTACTTACACAAATATTTAGATTGTTTACTCAATCAGATGTAGATGTAGCATCAGGATATATAGATAAGTATATGCCTATATTTAAAAAGCCAGAAGCAAGAATGATGATGTCATCTTTTGCTAATATGGAATCAATACATCAACACGCCTACAGCTTACTACTTGATACAGTAGGTATGCCTGAAATAGAATACAAAGCATTTGCTGACTATGAAGAAATGGCAGACAAGCATGACTATGTTGGTAACTTTAAACCTAGTAAAGCTAAGAAAGAAACTATTGCTAAAACTTTAGCAGTTTACTCTGCTTTCACAGAAGGACTACAACTCTTTAGTAGTTTTGCAATCTTGTTAAACTTTCCTAGATTTGGAAAGATGAAAGGCATGGGTCAGATAGTTACTTATAGTATTAGAGATGAATCAATGCATGTCGAAGCTATGACTAAATTGTTTAGAGAGTTTATCAAAGAGAACATAGAAATATGGACAGATGATTTCAAAAAAGAGTTATATGAAATATGTAGACAAATGGTTAAGCTTGAAGATAAATTTTTAGATTTAGTATTTGAAATGGGAGACTTACAAGGATTAACTAAAAAAGATATGTATGCTTATAATAGATATATAGCTGACAGAAGATTACTTCAACTTGGACTTAAAACTAATTATGACCAAAGAGAAAATCCTCTTGGTTGGATAGATGAAGTCATGGGTGTTGAGCATCAAAACTTCTTTGAAGGTAGAGCAACAACATATATGAAAGCAGGACTTAGAGGAAGACAAGACAACATAACCTTTAGTGATTTAAATGAAAACTAAAGAAGCAACTCTATTAGGATATAAAATCTTATATAATAGAGCAGGAAAATTAATTACGGAACGAACATCTACTGATATTAAAGAATTAAAACCTTATTTTACAACGGAAGAGTATGCAACATTACAAACTATAGTAAGAGAAGGTACAATGAAGTTAGATGAAATACATAATTATATAGAAGCTAACTTAAATGCACGGATAATGTCAAATTAGAAAAATTTGTCAACACCTAAAGCCCATGTTTAAACATTTGAAAGGTAGTTAATACCTTGTCTTCAAAAAGACCTATTATTTAACTACGGGCTTCTCCGTGCCTCTGATAGCATTTAGCTATTTTTACCTAGAAATCTTAATAATTTTTGGTTTATTCTCTTCTGGTATGTTTTTATGTAGCTCAATGAGTAAAATTCCATCAACCATCTTAGCTTTTTTAACTTCAACATACTCAGCCAAAGCAAATGATTTATAAAATTCTCGTTCAGAAATTCCTTTATGAACAAATTCTATATCATCTTCTCTGTCTGCGTAAGTTGCAGAGATAGTTAAAGAATTATCTTCTACTTGAATGTTAATGTCAGACTGTTTAAACCCTGCCATTGCCATTTCAATATAGTATGTTTCACCTTTTTTAATTATATTGTAAGGTGGATAGTTTGATTGAGGTATTGATGCTCTTTGTAATGTATTAAAGATTTCATCAAACCCAACTGAGAACGGGCTGAATTGCCCAAATGCTTTTATGTTTGTCATATTAACTCCTTATATAAAGCAAGTTTATGAGTGCCGACCTTTCGCACACTCTTCTTATATTATAGTACCTATTTCAAAATTGTCAAGTCTATTATGTAAAAAGATAGTAACATAAACATAAATACACTAACTTGTACAACAGACATAATAGTTATTTGTTTCATTGGGTGTACTTCTACAATTTTTTCTATCCAATCTTCACTTGGAGAAAGATTAGCTGCTTGAAGTATTTTCTTTTCTATTTCTTTTTTCATTTAACCAGCTAAAGGATTACCACTTTCTAGTCTAGATATATCTTTAGTTAAAGTTTCAATGTCTGCTTTAATTGTAGCAATGTCGGTTTTAATTTCAGTTACATCAGGAATAGATATATTGTCTATTTCTTTTTCTAGAAATTGAACTGATGTTTCTATCTTGCCAAACCTTTCTTCAATTATTTTTTGAGCATCTTCAGTATCTGCAATACCACCAACAGCAGCTTCAAGATTTTCTAATCTATTAATATACTCTGCTCCTTGATATCCAAACCCTGCAAGAGTTCCAATAATACCTATTAATGCAATAAACTGTGTTGTTTTATTTTGTAACCAATCCATAATGTTCTCCTATAATTTTGGTTGTAGTTCTTTTATTTTAATCAAAGTTTCTAAACTCTGACCTGCCATTTGGTAAAAGCCTTCAATGTTATCTGACAACATATTGTTAGCATAGATATCTGTAGACTCATACCATATATCTTGGTCCGGTAATGTAACTAATCTATATTTATTAAAGTTAGGTACAAATCCCATGTAAGCTATAATAGTATTCTCTGACCCATACTCACCTGTCTCTTCTTGTTTAGCTTCAACATCATCTTGAGCATCTTGTAAGTTCTGAGCTATAACATTAGCTACAGTTTGTTCTGTCTCTGTAGCTGATGCATCTGTAGAAACTGATACATCTATTTGACTTTGTAAAGTTTGAGTAGATGTTGTATCAACTACAACACTTGTTGTCTCAACTGTCTCAACTTCTGTACTTGTAGAGCTTGTAATATTAGAACTCATATCTAATACTTGATTGTTTTGTGCAGTAGAAGATGCAAATTGTTCTGATATACTAGGCGAATTACTAATACTTACACCACCAGAATTAGATGATGATACGCTAGAAGCTCCTGTCGTGCCACCTGTAGAGTGTATAGAGTTTCCTGATGTAGTTCCACTAACACTAGACTGAGCTGTGCTTAGAGTAGAAGAGATAATGTTTAATGCCATTTCTCTACTTATTGAACTCTTACCTTCAGATGTTTCTTCAGCAATAACTAGTTCTTCATCTTCTTGTATTTCTTCTTCTATAACTTCTTCTTCTTCTTCAATAAGTTCCTCAATAAGTTCTTCCTCCGACTCCTCTGCATACGCAAGTTCTTCTTCAATAATTGCCTCTTCCTCAAACCAATCCTCCACTTCTTCAATAAATGTTTCTTGAAATACAAACTCCTCAATCATTAAATCTTCAATAGGTAAAAAGATTTCTTCTTCTCGTATAAATGGAAGAGGCTCTATAAATTCATCAAGTGGTTGTAGTTGTTCAAAGATTATTTCTTCTGTAAATATTAACTCAGGCTCTTCAAAAAAATCATACTCAAATTCAAATACATACTCTTCAAAGATTTCTGGTTCTTCAAAAGTGTCATACATGTCATACTCTTCTTGATAACCATAATCAAATTCTTCTTCAAAATAAGCTACTGAATTTTCTTGTGTATAACCTTGACAGAATGGAGCATATTGTGGGTCTAAATCACATTGGAGGTCATCATAAGCCTCCCAATAATAAGGACATGACTCAGAGTACAACTGGTCTATATCACATTGTTGTGTTTGATAAGCTGCTGCATAACCAGAACAACTTGAATTGTTTAAAGGATTACTACAATCAATATTATTACCACTACCAGAACCATATAACGAACCACCATTCTCTAACATATCATTAAATGATGTGTCGTTCCAGTTAGTATTTACACAACTACTAGAGTTAGTAGAGCCTGTATTACATTCATCGTGAAATAAATATTGATATATTTCAGAGCTGCCACTACCTACTTCACCAATTAAAACATCGTGATTAATTATATCTAATGCACCATATCTATACTCAAAAGTATTGTTAGTCCAAAGTATAACTTCAAAACTGTTATCAGATGCACGATTATACTCACGCATATTATACCAACCAAAGACTGTCATATCATTAAAATTTTTAGCTAACATCTTTGAACCATTGTCTCGTATTAAATCAGTCCAAAAAGGTAGCATAGTATAAGTATACTGATTTGCTAAAGGGTCTGGTGTGTAGTCGTTACAATAAGCTCCAGAGATTTTAAAATGTAGACAACCATTGGTAGCCATTCTAGCAGAGCTAAAGGTTTGATTATAAAAATCAAAGTTAAACCCTAAATTAAAAGCATTAGAAACTTGGTCGTCTCCAGAGTTTAAATTGGTTGTACCTGATTGATTGGTAAGGTCTATTAAAGACTGATTGCCTTCGTAGATATATTGACTAAAGACATTAAGACTTAAGAGACACGCTATTGCGTAGCATAAAATTCTTTTTTGCATTGTCTTTTAGTTTTAGTTTTAGCTGTATAAGTTTTCTTTACTAACCCAACTACATCTTTATTTATATTATCTCTGTTAGGATTTTTATCGTAAGTACATTCTTCTATAAAAAGTTTTAATTGTTCTTTAGCATCAGGTCTTTTAGATTTATTTTCTGACCAAGCTTTAGCAGCTTCTTTACCTATTTTACCTTGATAAGGGCAAGGAGTACCAGCCATTTCCATAGCTTTAAATACTCTAGGGTCTTGACATAATATTGAAACTGAAGCTACTTTCATACCGGTATCGTAAAGATACTTAGAAAGTTTTAATCGTTCACAGTTAGTATCAGTAACTGTTCGTCCTGTAGAGATACCAAATACTTGTCCTTGATAAGCACCAGAACGACCAACAGTACAAAGGTCTTGTGAATAAGACATAATACTAGGTGCTATAGCAGAAGCAGGAGGTGCTTTACTTTTTATTTCTTGTCTTATTGTTTGTGTTGAGTTAGACTCGTTAATATTTCTATTAGTATTATCAGACTTTGTATTGTTATTATTAGTATTTGTGTTATCAGTAGTAACATTAGAATCTGAAGTAGATTGATTAACATTAGTATTATTATTAGTATTTGTATTATTACTAGTAGAATTACTATTATTGTTTACATTTTGATTTACTGTAGAGTTTACAGTAGAGTTAGATGTAGATGTAGATGTGTTATTATTATTGTTAGTATTGGTATTATTACTGGTAGATGTGGAATTATTAGTATTGTTATTTGTATTAGTTGATGTATTAACATTAGTATTATTATTAGTGTTAGTATTTGTATTCGTATTAGTATTCGTATTAGTATTTGTATTAGTATTTGTATTATTATTAGTATTATTATTGGTATTACTATTTGTAGTAGTTGTATTATTAGTAGTAGTTAAATTATTATCTTCACAATACTGTGTACCAGCATCACAATCATCTGCACTTGCAGCAAAAGATAGTACCATTAAACCTAATATAAGTAATGGTCCAAAAAATTTTCTATTTATCTCTCCTTTTGATAACATTTCATCTCCTTTTATTTATCATTTGTATTGGAAGCTCCAAAGTAAAAACTAATAACAGCACTAGCTAAACCACCAAGATAACCTAATACTAAATTAATTAGTGCCTCGCTGTTTTGTTCTGGTGGTTGTAAAGTAACAAGAAAAATATATCCCATAAATCCACCTACTACAGATATACCCATGATACGAGCTGTCCAGTCTTTACTAAATTTACTTCTAGCATCTTGACCGTCAGCTACTTCTAATTTAAATACATCAACATCAAGCTCTTTCATCTGAACTTCAAAAGCTTGTTCAGCTTTTTTAAGCTCTAACATTTGTTCAGGTGTAGCTTCTGCTATTCCTTTCTCTATTGCTTTAGGTGTATTAGGTACTCCCAATACATCAGCAATCATATTAGCTGCCATTCCTCCCATTGGTCCACCTAATGCAGTTCCTAATGTAGGTGCAACAGCTCCAACTATATTTTTTAATATTGCTTTCATTTCATACTCCTAATACTATATCTTGTAATTCTTTACTTCTTCTACCTACTTGCCAATACCAACGACTTTCTTGCATTTGTTGTGCCATTTCTTTCCAGTCATGTGACCTACAAGCTGCTAACATATTTTTAAATTTAGATAATCTAGTACCACCTAAATTAAAACACATATTAACTAACACTCTTTGTATAGGTTCTGGTAAGTTTTCAAAGTCTTCCTCGCTACCAAAGACATGTATAGTTTCTTGATAATGTTTTTCAAAATCTTGTTCATAATACATATCAACAACTTCTTGAGATACTTTAGTTCCTACTTCCCAAGAATACTCAGGGTCTTCAGGTTGGCAAAGATGCCCAATCCCTAAAGTTTTATAGCCTAAACTATCTTCATATATTTTTAACACTTCGCCTTCGTGTCTTTTTATTTCAGCTTTACATAGTTCTATGTTCATAATCCTAGTCCTTTCATTTGTCCTTTTAATGCTCTATCTTCTTCATCTTGTACAAACTCTGCTGTACTATTAAATGGTCTACCTGTTACTCTGCTTTGCATTTCATCAGGTTCATTTTTTACATTAGGTACATTATAAACTAATCCACCTTTTGAAAATAAAGGTTTAAAATCATCTTTCTTTCTTCTACCTGTAATTGGTCCAGAAGCAAATAAATTTGTCATAGGTGTTTCATCAACAAGTAAAGACTTACCTTGGTCTATTTTTCTAGCTGCAGTTCTAATATTTTTTCTAGTTCCTTCGCCAAAAATTATGTCATAAAAAGATTGATAAGGTAAATTTGTTGCAAATAATTCAATTAATCCTCTTCTATATGCAATACTATCTATTAAGTCTTGTCCTAAAGGACCACTAAATGCTTTTCCAAAAGAAGTTATTAATCCAGATTTTCTAGCATCACTAGCTTCTGCAAATCTGTTTACATAATCAATAGGTCCATAACCTCCCCATCTTCTAAAAGCATCTCCAATAATTCTACCAGTTGGTAAATCTTCACCAGTTTGATAATCTTGTGTTGATTTACCCTGACTTCTAATTAAATTACCTACATGAGCAACTCCAGTCATTAACATAACAGTTGGTAATACTTTAGGTAATCCTGCTTGTAACGGATATGTTTTCATTTCTCTTATAAATCTTTTTAAAATAGTATTATTAAAAACAGTAGGATAACCAGCAAATTGTGTTAATAAAGAACCAGCAGGACTTGAAAACCATAAAGGTCTGTTAGCTTCAGCAGCACTTGGATTTAATATTACTTCTTTAGTAAATCTATTAGCTCCACCTAAAATATTATTTTGATAAAAATTTTGTTGAAATTTTTGAAGTTCTCTTTGTGCATTATTTACTGGATTAAATAATCCTTTAGAAGCATTAGGATTAAATTCTCCTCTAGAATCTAAAGAATTTTTATACCATTGTAATCCTATGTTTTTATCTATACCAAGTTCTTCTAATTGACCTTCATAATATTTAAGTAATTTTTTATTTTTTATTACAGCTTGACCAGTAGAATGATTATATAAATCTCTAATTCTATTTCTAATCATCATTTTACCAGTAGTAAATGATGCTAACTGTACAGCTTTAGTCCATTGTGTTAATAAATTAGATTTAAAAAAAGCATTCTGTGCTTCTTTAACTGTAAAGACTCCAAAAAATTCACTACCATGTAAAGCTTCACCGGCTAATCCAGCTATTCTTTCTTGTACAGATTGTTCTAAAGCTAATCCAGTTTGATATAATTCTTGCCATTGTAAATCATCTAAATCTTTAAAACCTTTTTGAAGACCAGCAGCTTTAGCATCTTTAACAGTTTTAATATCTCCAGTACCAATTCTATTAATAGCTTTAATACTTCTATCTACTATATTATTTCCTTCTTTAACTAAACTATTACCAATAAAACTTAAAGTTTCTGGTACTTCGTGAGTTCCTACACGACTTAAAAGAATAAAAGGTTCAGTAATACTAGATAAAGTAGCAAAAGGTAAATGAGCCATTTGTTGTGAAAGTTTACCCCAATCAGATAATTTCCTAGCAAATTTACTTTTACCTATTAATGTATCTTGATATTGTTCTATACCAGTAACTTGTTTAAAAATAGTTCTAATTTTATCTCCAACTTGATTAGCTTCATCTCCTCCACCTAATTCATCAATAATTTTAGATACTTCTTTTTCATCAAATTCTCTTAAAGTATTTCCAAAATATTTTTTACGAGCCATAGATTGTGCAATATCTGTAGTATATTGTTCTAATATATCTTGTACATCTCCTTCTAAAAATTCATCTAAATCATTATCTTTTATATTTCTAAATCTTCTAGCTTGAAAATATCCATGAGAATCGCCAACACCTTTTTGTCTTAAATCAAAAGGAGTATATCTATATTGTAACATGTCTTGAATAATAGCATCAGCTTTTAATTCTTTTGCTTTAGCTAACTCTGTATCTGTTAAATCAGATACTTCAGTTATTCTTACACTCTTATTGTTTTTACGAATTTTTCTATTTCCAGCAGCTTCAGTAGCAAAGTTTCTACCAAAAGTAGTAAAATCTGTTCCTAAATCATCATTTCTACTAACTTGAATAGGTTTACCAGCATCGTCTAATATTTCATTTCCTTCAGCATCTCTTGCTTTAAACATTTCTCGTTCATTAGTAGGGTCAGCATGTCCAGATTTAATTAATATACTTTTAAATTTACTATCTTGACCTAATCCAAAATCTTTTTCTATAGCAGAATAATTAAAAAATCTAGGTAAATATGAACCTTTATTTATTGTATCAGGTCTAAATAAACCTAACTCACTAGCTTCATCAAAAATATCATTTAAAATTTGTCTTACACCTACATAAGCATTTGCTATATCTTCATCTATAAGTATTTCTTTATATTGTTTTCCAATTAAACTTTTTATTGCAGTATCTCCTTCTCTAAGAAATCTTGTTCCTATTTCTTCATCTCTTAATAAAAATTTTAATGAATTATTTTGTTCTTGAAGTAGTTTACCTTTAAAACCAGTTGTATATAAATGATTAAATGCTTTAGCAAGACCATAATGGAACTTACCAAATAATCTTCCAAGATATTCTCCGTATGTCCATTGTGATTCTAATTCAGTACCATTTGTAAGAATAGCATTTTTTTTACTTCTTTTTCCTTCTGTAACTACTCCAACATCATAATCATATCTAAGTTTTCTTAAAAAGTTTTCTAAAGTTGGAGACTGTTCTACTAATTCTAAAAACTCTGTAGTTGGTTTACCTATAGTTTTAGCTAACAAGAAATTTAAATCATGAATTTTTTTATCTTTAAATTTTTCTAATCTTTTACCTACATCTGCAAAAGGTTTTCCTGTTTCAGGATTTAACGGAACTCCATCTTTATCAAAAGAAACTAAATCTTCATTAATATTAAAGAAAATATCTTCAGTTTGTTCATCATCAAATTTATTAATTACTGCATCTGTTTCATATTTAGCTAATTCTAATTCTCTACTATTAGGACCAACAAAATCAATGTTATCTTCATTTACAAATTTAAATTCTTTATCTACAAATTTAGAATGATATTTACCACTAGCAGCACCAACAGCTCCACCAACACCAGCACCAAAACCTGCACCTACTCCTGCCATTGCAAGTACTTGACCATAATCTATATCTTGACCTAAACCTAAATCAATATCCATATCTTGCATAAAATAATTATGCAGTCCACCCCAAGCCATTCCTTCAGCAGCTCCGTATAATGCATAAGATTTTGCAGTCTCTTTAGTTATAGCATCTTGTAATTTAGCTTTAGTTAATCTTTTTACACCTTGTCTAGCAGCTTCACCTATAGCAGCTCTACCACTTACTGTAGCTCCACCAGAAGGTATGGCAAAAATAGCTGTTAAAACATTAAGAGGGTCTAATAAAATATCTCCTGTTAAGTCTTTAATCATTCCAAATTTTTCTTTAAATCCTCTAAGTTCAGAATTATTAAAAGCATCTCTTAAATATACATAATCTTCTTTTTGGTCTTCTGTCCACTTACCAGTTTGAAAAGAACGAACAATAGAACTACTTAAACTATAATCAGTATCTCTTAAATATTCAAATATATTTTCGTTACTTCCAATACCATCTAAAAATCTATCAGCTCTTAAAGCAAACTCAGGGTCATTTGCTAGTTGAGTTAAACTTTTTTTATTCGTAAATGTTTGAGTAGGAGTAATAGATGATTCAATTTTATTATTTAATTCTGCTATTTGTTGATATCCAGCAGGAGTTTCTTCTACAGAAGGTTTATTTATTTGACTATAAAAAGAAGATAAAGAATCTTGTCTCTTTTTTTCAGGGTCTTCTAAATTTTTATTACGCATCAATTCTTGATACGCTTGTAATGTATATCTATTTACCGACATTTTCTAATAACATTTTTGCAAATCGTTTAGCTCTTCTAGGAGTTTGTTTAGCCCATAAAGAATCTAAAGCTGCATTATGTGCAGCTTGTGCATCTCCTCTATCAATAGCATCCCACATATCATTAAAAGCTAATCCACCTGCTTCACCTAGTTGATAAAAGAAAGATACAAACATATCTTCATTTTCTTTATATAATTTAGAATTTAATAAACCTTTATCTTCCATTGTTTTATTAGTAATATTAATAAATTTATTAATATCATTATTAGTCCATTCTTTAATTATATCTGTAGGAACATAGTCTCCTTTTTTATAAATTTCTTTTTCTTGTTCAGTTAATTTATGTCCTATACCTACAGTTAAAAATCCTTCACTATCTTCATATACATTAGTTCTATAACCTTCGTCACTTAATAGTTGTTGAACTACTTCATTATCAGAATTATTAATTTGATATTTAAATAATTTTTCTTTTTCTTTTTCAATAGTTTCTGCCGGAGCATTCTCTTCTTCTAATTCTCCTATTTTTGTTTTAATATTAGTTTCTTTTCTATTTACTGTAGGACTAGTTATAAGTTCTTTAATAACTGTACCTGCTATAGGAGCAGTCGTAGGTCTATTTAAAGTTAAAGTAGCAGCAGCTAATCCAGTTTTAAATTTTTCAAAAGATGTCATTCCTTTCATAGCTTTATAATCTTCAACAGTTAAATTGTCCGGATGAGGTACACTTGAAAATAAATTTTCTATTAAAGTTTCTTTTTGTGTAGTAGAAAGTTTAGAGTTATCTATATTTTCATAATGAGTATCAAAAACAAATAATTTATTTTTTCTATTTAATTTTTCCCAATTTTCATCTATTTCAAAACTACCACTTTTAGATTCACTAGGAGTATTAATACCATCATGAAATATACTAGGTATTAATCCAGAAAATCTATCGTAACTATATGCTTTACCAATATCACCTACAATACCAAGTCCATCATATCTTTCTTTACCTCTTTCATACCAAGCTTTTTCAATTTTAAAACCTTCAGTTCCCATTACCATAGTAACAAAATTTTTCTTATACACATCACCAGTAATTAAATTTTTAAATTTTTGCATATCAGATTCAGTAGGTTTAGTACCATAAAGCATTTCAAATTTACTTTCATAAATAGATTCAGCTAGTTTAGGTTTCATATCTATTAACTTTTCAAGTGCTAATGTGTCTCTAATAAAAGCAGGACCTTCTATAGGATTAACACTAACATCTTCCCAAAAATCTTCAAACCTTCCTTTCTTACCTGCCATTTGAAGTAATTCTGCTAGTTCTGGATTAGAGGTACTGTTATAAACAGAACGAGTATTTTGATTAGCACTAAAACTATTAATAAATATACCCATAGATTCCAAACCTCGTTCATCTTCATTAGCTTGACCAATTACATCTCTTTCACTACCTTTTATTTCTTTCATGTATTCTTGTATAGAAAGAGTCATATTTGCACTTATATCTAATTCAGCAATAACAGAATCTAAATCTCCATAAAGGTCTTCATGTTTAATTTCTTTAAACATATTCATGCCACCATTTTCTTCTTGCTTTATACCAACTTTTTGAAATGCATGTTTTATACCTTCAAAAATTCCTATATCTCTATAATTTCTTTTTTCTCTATCAAATAAAGCTTGTTCATATCTTGTTAATTCATGAGGTTTTAAATTCATTGCTCTTTCTAATGCTTCAGCTTCAGATAAAAATTCTCCTGAAGGAGTTCTTACTAAATTTTTAATTGAATTATGAAATTTTTGATATTTGTTACCTTCTAAATATTCTTTAACAATACCTTTTAATGCAATTTCTTTTGCTCCATTATATAATTTTTTATCATTTTTAAAAGTTTCTAAGTTGTCAAAAATATTTCCTTGTTCAAGTACGGTATCTAAAGGAATTTTTAATTTTTGTTCTAATATATCTCTATATGAACTATTCATATAAGCTTCTGTTTTTTCATCTAAAGACATAGTAGCCCATTCTTGATTAGGACCTGCTAAATTTTTTAAATCTTCCTCATTAAATCCTGCACCTATAATATTAGCCATTCCATTAACTCTTTGAGTTTGTTGTTCATTATTAGATAATTCAAAAATTTTTAAATCGTCTATTTCTTTAGCTCTTTTATCATAAGCATTTTTAAATATTTTTTGACCAACACCCATTACAGCAAGAAGAGCTCCTATTTTTTGAGATTTTTTATCTTCTTTAGCTTGTTTTCTATTTATTTCATCTTGTCTAGATAATAAAGAAGAACCAAGCTCTTCTAAACTTTTATCTCCAAAATTTTGAAATAAATTATTTAAATTATCTGCCATTATATTCTCCTATTGTGCTAGTAAACTTGTTCTTTCTTTTGGATTTCTTTTTTCTAATAAACTTGCTTTTAGTTTTGCACCGTCTAAAGTATCTAATTGTTCTTTTATATTTTTACCTACAGACATAGGTTGTATGTTTTTTACTCTTGCATCTTCAAATCTACCACCTTCTCTTATAAAAGGTTTAGATTCATTCATTGCTTTGTTAGCTATGTCTTCATCTACATCTTCATCTATAGAATCTTCTGAATCTATAGTAGGCTCTATACCTGCTTTTTCTGCTATAGCCATAAGCATATACATTGTAGGCTCTAATAAATTTAACATCATATCAGGATTAAATTTACCTTTATTAAATCCTTCTCTTAAAGCAACTTGAGCAATAGTATTAATAGGAACTCCTGTAGACATTAATTCTATTACACTTCTTAATTTATTAGGTTCTAATAAATTTAAAAATATTTTTTCTCTAGCTTGTTTAACAGATGTTATTTCAGGTGGTTGTTCCCAAGGATATTTTTGGTCAACTGAATTAGTTAATGCTTGTCCGGGAGTAGACCTTTCAAATAAAACTTCTGATAATTCTTGTGGTATTTCTGCCATAATTTTTCCTTATCCTAATATTCCTGTATATGAATTTTGTAATGTATATAAATCTTTTTGAGAAGGATTAGGATTATTAAAATCTATATATCCTATATTAGGGTCAGTACTTCTCATTAAATTACTTTGTGCAACATCTGAAAAATATTCTGCTTGATTTTTTTTAGCTTGTAAAGCTGCATATTTTTCAGCATCTTCTCCAGATTTTATAGTAGAACCAAATTTAGAAACAGGTGCTATTTTTTTATAAGCACTAGCTTCTCTACTATCTTTTATTTTACCTTCTCCAATTCTTTTTCCTGTATCTTCAAAAATACTAGGTTTAGGTTCATCAAATAAAGTATTACTATCTGTTAGTTCTAAAAATTCAGTAGTTTCTTTATCTCCAAATTTAGCTGGTTCTATAAAACCTTTTGTTGTTTCACTAGCCCAGTTTCTAAATCTACTACCAAAATCTCCAGCTCCTTTACCTATTCCACTAACTTTATTCATGCTATATTCAATAGCATCAGTAACTTTATTAAAAACTGTACCTACACCATCTTTTACAAAATTACCAACATTAACTAATCCTTGAGCAATAGGTTGTAAAAAACTTCCACCTTGGGCTAAACTTCCTATCCAAGAACCAATACCCGGAAGCATAAAAGATAATGCAATACTTCCAAGTGGTCCAAATTTACCAAAAGCTTTAGCAATATTACCTAAACCTTTTTTAAGTTTACGACCTACTTTTTTTATTCCTTTTCCTATTTTTTTACCTATCTTTCTTAATTTTCCCATAATATATTCCTATTAATCTAACCATCCTTCTAATAAAGTACCAATAGAATTTAAATTATCAGTCCAATGGTCTTTTCTATTTACACCTTGTTCATTGCCTAAAGCAGCAATAAGTAAAGATGCTTTTCTTTGTTGGTCATTATCCCATCTTTTAAAATCAAAATCAGCTTCATCTCTTAATTCTTGCCATAAAAAATTATTAGCTGCTGCTGTTAATTGAAATGCATTTTGTGCATTTTGTTGATTAATTGCATTAAAAGCAGCAGTATCAGCAGTATTGGCTTTACGCCTCCACTCAACATTAGATTGTGCAATAACCATTTCTTGTTGTGAATTAAATTGTTCTCTTGCAAAGTCTTGTTGATTATTAAACTTAGCAGCATCTAAAGCTAACTGAGCTTCTAAACTTTCTGCCTGTAATTCATTACCTACTCTTCTAGCTTCTGCAGCATTTTGTTGTTGTGCATTAAATTGCTCCATTGCATTTGTTTGTGATGAATTAAACTGTTCCATATTAGCTTGTAAGTTTAACATAAATTGATTAGTTTGATTTTCACTTGTAGCATTAAATTGTGCAGCAGCATTTTGTGCAGACTGATTAGATAATAATCTTTGTTGTGTTTGTTGTGCTCTTAACATATTAGACTGTTGTTCAGAACTTAAATTAGCTATATCCATTTGTAAAAAGTTTTTAGCATTTTGTATTTGAGCTTGTTGTTGTAAATTAGCTTCGGTTAAATTAGCTTGAGACATTAAAACTGCAGACTGTATAATACTTTGTTGTTCTGCACTAGCTTCAGTTAAAGTTACAGTTTGTAAAAATTTACTATTACTTAATTCTGTTTGTTGGTCAGCACTAAACTGAGCCATATTTAATTTAAATACATTAGAAGAATTAGTTAAAGCAGTTTGTTGCATTCTTTGTGCATTTGCTTCAGCAGTTTGAGCTTCTATAGTTTTTTGTTGACTGACACTTTGTTGTATAGCTTGTGCATTACTTTGAGCAATAGGCATAGCACTTTGTACAATAGCATTAAATAAACTATCTCTACCAACACTAGAAGCACTTAAACCTCTTCTTGCTAACATAGCTTCTACACTAGCAACAGCAGGTTGTGCCCATATAGGTATTTCACCATTTTCCATACCTTCTAATAAACCATTTAACTGTGTAGATACTAATGCTTCTTCAGGTAGTCCTGCAATAATACCTCTTTCTTGTTCACTAAAATCAGCTAGTCTATCTTCTAAAGCTTCAGGGTCATTACCTATAGTTGCAATATCATCTTCTGATAATCCTGCTCTGCTTAATTGTTTTTTAGCTCTAGTAATTCTAGATAAACTTGTACCTGCATTTACTGCTGCAGTAGCTTTTGCTTCTGGACTTAATACACCAACAACTCTATTTGCTACTGCTCCGGGTTCTATTTGAACTTGTGTACTATCTAAATCTCCAATTCTATTAACATCTACACCTGTTGTTTCTTTAGATACTTGTCCTGTTGCTGTATCAACTTGAGCTTGTTCTGGAACTAATGTTAATTCATCTTGTGTTATTTGTGCAGCTTGTCTTTCTTGTGGAGTTGTAGCAGTATCAACTTCTCCAGTAGAAACTTGTTCTGTTCCTACTTCAATGTCTTGAGAACTAACATCTTTTATTTTGTCGTCCATTTGACCAGTACCTTTAACAATAGCAGTTCCTGCTCTACCTATAGTTTTAGGTTCAGGTATTAATGGAATTTCCATTTCACCTCTTGCTATTTCTTCAGCTCTAGTTCCAGTATCTACAACTCTTTGATTTCTATTTGGGTCTGCAGTTCCTTGAGTATCTACAGGGTCAGTAATAGTTGTAGTACTTCCTTTTCCTTTTTTAGGAGTAAATCCTACATCTAATGGGTCTCCCATAACAGGTAGATTAGCAGGATTTCCTAATAACCCATCATCTTTTAAAGTTATATTTTTTTCTTCAAGAGGTCTGTTAGGTCTATTATCTACAGGAATACGAACAGGCATATTTTTTGTATCAATAATTTTTTCTTCATTATGAAGACCACCATGTTTTAAAGACACTCTTCCACCTTTAGACATATCTACTCTACCACCAGTATAATACTTTTGTTGATATTTTTTCTTTTTCTTTTTAGCCATATCTTTTCCTATTTTACTTTACTTCAAAGAGTTTGTCAACCTTTTCATGTAATTTTTCTACTCTATCCATTAGAATATTCATGTCATCTTTTAATTCTTGTTTAGTTACATAGTCTTTTGCAATCTCTTCACGAGTTTTGTTTAAGAGTATGTCAATTCTTTTAGCCTCTGCAGTATTACCACGAATACCATAGAGTATGGGAGCTAACACCAAAGTTATAAAGATGTTCCAAAATAAATAAGGTGTTAGTTCCATATTAACCGATAGTTTTTGTTACGCTTGTAGGTGTAATCTTTTCAGCTATTTGTGCATCTAATCCTGTTTTCATAGATGTAACTGTATCAGAAGTAAGAGCTGCTTCAACCCATCCTTGTACTTTAGCAGCATCTAAACTACCAAAGGCTGTAAAGCTTGAAAGGTCTGAAGTATCTAAAGTCTGTGAACCATAAGTAGTAGCAGTCCAGTTATTACCATCGCTATCCTTATTAGTATCATCAGTTGCTGTAAGTCTCCAATGTACATTATAGACTACATCACTTTTACTATCTTTTGTAGGGTATGTATCAACTGTTGAAACATCCCAAGTATATCCTATTGCCATATTTATTCTCCTATATTCCTGCAATTATAAAAGCTAAGAGTTCGGAATATCTAACACCTAACCTAGTTTGTTCGTTACCATCATCATCAGTCCAAGTATCACTACACCACATAGCGTAATCACTTGCATCTAAACCCTCAGCAGTAAAAGCATCTTTTAAATCTTGTGCCACAATACCAAAATGTATTCTTGCATCAGAGCCTTTTTCTGTAACAGCAGACTTAAATTTAAACTTTTTAAGCAATCCTTTAGCTGCAATAGCAACTTTTTTTTCTGCATCTGATATAGCTGCTTCATCTTGTTTTTGATTTCTGTCTGAAGTATTTATTGTGCTATTTGTTGCATAGATATTATCAAATCTTGCAAAACTAGCACCTAAATTTATTCCATCATCATTAACAGCTTCAGATGCAATATTCCAAGGATACCAATGATTTGTACTACCATCTTCAAATGCTATACCACAATCACTATCACCCATTGCTAATAATCCACTTTTTGTAGCAATTCTTCCAACAGCACTACCATCTTTTCTAAATTCTGCAATATAACCATCATTTGAATATCTGTTTAAATAAAGACAAGCATTACTAGTACGAGATGCCTCAATAGCTCCATACTGCCCAAGTATATTAATGCCTTGTGCTGTGCCTCCTGCAATACCAGAAGTAGTAGTACCCACTAACAAGTTTCCTGAACTATCAATACGCATTCTTTCTGTATCGTTGGTATTAAATCTCAAAGAACCAGTTGACCTTCCATCACCATCAATACTTGTATATGCTGCTGTTGCAGAATCTTGTTGTAAAAATCCTAATCTTGATAAATTATTTGTGCTATTGTTTCTTAAAGCTATAGCATGGTTACTACCAGCAGTTCCTGATTGCACAGTCAATGGATAGCTTGAAGTAACTCCAATTCCAACATTGCCTGAAGTATCAATACGCATTCTTTCTGCATCATTAACTTCAAAAACCATGACTTGTGAGCCACCACTTGCTTTTATTTGTGTTTGACCTGATAAAGCTAAAAATGAACCACTAAGAGTTCCACCATACTCTAAATCTACTCTACCCTGATTAGTTCCATTTATTGTAAGAGTAGTTACATTGCTGTATGCGTTTGGTGAGTCTGTACCAATACCAATATTATCACCACTAATAACCATTCTTTGACTTCCACCAGTATCAAATCTGATTTTATCTTCATCACTTGATTCTTCTACTTGTATCTTAGTATCGTTGTCAGCATCTTGAACTATTGTAACATTTGTAAGTGTTGTAGTTGTAAATGTTGTACATTCTACTTTAGTTCCTGTTGGAGGAGCAGCACTAAATGTTAGTGTGCTACCAGAAACTGAATAAGTATCTTTATGCTGGAATACACCATCTATAGTTACAAAGGTTGCATTCTCATGTGAAGGTGTAACACTTAAAGCTAGTGTAGTATCTGAACCATCACCAGTCATTGTATCTATTGTTGGGTCTGCACCAACAACTCCAACTTCCATAATGTAAGCAACAACTTTGTTACCATTAGCAGGAGCTGTATCAAATGTTAGTGTAGTACCTGATAAAGTGTAAGAGTCTTGTCTTTGGAATACACCTTCGTTAAATATTATTAATCTGTCTTCGTTGTTTGCAGAAATAGATTTAGATAATGTAAAGGCTGTTGTACTACCATCGCCTGTAAACTCATCTCTTACAAAAGAAGATGAACTTCCACCACTACCACCTGAACCAGCTAAAGCACCCCATTCACTTGTATAACCTTCAAACTGTCCTGTAGTTGTATTATATCTAAACTGTCCTGCTTCTGCACTTGGTCTTTGTGCTGTTGTACCTTTAGGTACTAATATAGCATCTGTATTAGAACCTGCATCTATAGAAACTGTTGGGGTTGTTTCATTAATACCAATTCTATTTGTACTTACATCTGCAAATAAAACACCACTATCAACATTTAGGTCTCCAGAGAATGTAGCTGTTGTACCGGAAACAGCACCTGAGAATGTACCTGTAGTTGCTGTAATACCTCCAGTTATTAAATCAGCAGCAGCATATCCTGTTGCTCCTGTATTAACTGTAACAGCAGGTTCTGTTTGTGTATCTGCAAATAATCTAAATGTATTATCAGTAGAAGCATCAAAGAATAAACCTGCAAATTTAGTTGTACTGGACTCTACATACTTACCAAAGAATCCAAAGTCTGTACTATTAGCTGAGTTAGCATTTGTAAGACCTGTAAAGTTATCGTCTGATACTATTGCACCTGTTTGTGTAGTTGTACCAGTAACTGATAAATTACCTGCAACAGTTAAGTCATTTGCTATTGTAATATCATTAGCTAACTTATCACCTGTAACTTGGTCATTAGCAATATGTACTGTGTCGATAGCTCCGTCTGCAATCTGAGCAGAATCAATAGCATCATCTGCCATCATAGAGTTTACTATAACATCATTACCTATAACTAAATCAATAGTACCATCACCATCTTCATATGTAGCTGCAATACCTGTTTCAGTATTACTTGAGAACATAGCACCGACTGTATCTTGTACTACTTCTGATAAATCTATATTAGCTGTACCATCAAAAGATACTCCGTGTATTGTTCTAGCTGTTGCTAAAGCTGTAGCTGTATCTGCTAAAGCAACTGAAATATTAGCAGAGCCATCAAAACTTGTACCACCAATAGTTCTAGGAGTTGTTAAAGTAGCTGCTGAGCCTGTAATGTTACTTGATGTTAAAGCTATTGTACCTGTTGTATTTGGTAAAGTTACTGTAGGATTACCACTAAATGCTGAATGAGCAGGTGCTTGAAGTCTTAAATAATGTGCGTTGTTAGACTCACAATAAAAATCT